GTGGTGCTATTCCACAATGATGATAGGTTAACCGAAGCAGATTCTTGGAAGAGAATTTGGTCACCGTCTGTTTGAATAATTGATATGTCACCAGATTGACTACGTAACATAATGTTAGTATAGTCATTACTAAATAGTGGAAAATAACTACTAGTCGCAATAACGGTTCGACCGGACCCACTAACTACTTCAATTCTTCCGTATGTTATTCTTTTAGAATTGTCAAATGTAAAATATGTACCATTTATGTATTGGCTTGGTACAGCGGTTCCGGACGGATGTGGTACTAAATCCACCGCCCAACTATTCGCTGTTATAATTGAACTACTTCTACGTAATATTGGATTGAATGAAAGTTGTACCGAGGAAGCAGTTATAGAAGAAGATACAAATGGTACTCTTATATGATTTTCAGCTGACCCAGTAAATCGTAATCCGTATGTTAATTCATCCGATTGAATGTAATTATTAGCCGATGGAGATGTTGTTTCTTTTATTTGTAGAACTGGTGAGTTTATTCCGTAGGTATTAAGTAACGCGTCTAAAGACGTTCGTGACCCTTTTGTTTTATTAAAATATACCATGCTGTGGAGGAATCGCTTCCACGTTTCTGCTACATACGACCGTGAACCACTTTCGCCAGTAAATTGTGCATTAAAAGTTTGTAAGCTTTCGAGTGCATATACATTTGGTAGCTTTAATCCAAATGATTGAGCAACTTCGTATACTTGGTCCATTGAAAGTACTTTCAATGGGTCTATATTTGTCGAATATATGTTAGGAAATTGGTCAACATATACCTTAATATTATCCATCAAGTGGCCAACCATATCAAATAATGTTAAGAAATCAGTTGACTGGCTATCTTCTTGGATATGTTTTGGTAAATTTAAAATTAAATAATTTGGATTATTATCGTCATACCTTTGAGCAATGGCAGATTGTGCCGTTAGCCAATTTATAGCAGGAGTACTATACGGACTATACGGAGTTCCGTCAGCTTGTTTTGGCCACGAACCAGTTACGTTATATTCTACTTCTCCCGTTACATAAAATGCACTGGCAGAATACGCTGTTGACTCTGTTGCATAGTATAAGAACTGTTCGTATGGGTCAAAATTTCTAATGATATTTTCTTTTTCTTGTGCCTTAAACTTTAGCGATATAGTACTACTTGACACACTAGATGAAATACTTGCCGATGTTAGCTCATCAATCTTTATAAGTTTTTCATTAAATGCTTGTAATCTCTTATACGCAGAGCCAAAGTGCACGAAATTATTATAATCCGTAAACTCAATATTCAACTCTGATGACTTGAAGTCGCCGGTAAACCAACGACGAAACACAGTGTCGTCAAATGAAACCGTAGTACCATTAATAATCGTGCCCGCAGAGCCAGTGGCTAATCCAAGACTGGTCAACGTAGTGTTTGTCGCAAACATTTTACCGTCTATATAATTTCTGGAGTCGATATTATATGGACGTAAGTATGGAGTTGTATCTTTTAACGGTGCTAGTTCAAAATTAATGATATCGATTACGGTTTTTGCTATTTCTCTACTAATAAACGCAAACGTATCTGTTACTATGTTAGTGTCGAGCGGCCTAGTAAGTTTTAGTTGGATAGACCCAGAATCTTTAGGTGCAAATCTCCACGATTCTGCGATGTATTGTCTATCGTTGCCTAAATTCAGTAATGTTTTGTATTCTCTGTTTTCATCGAAGAAGGTAGATGCTTTTGTAAAAATAGAAGTATTTACAGCACTAATCAAGGATTCCAGTAACGGTACTTGTAGTTTAGTAATAACTAATGTCACTCCTACAGTTACTTGCGTCTTTGATGCTGGGACTTCTACGAGCGTTGGAATAGTTTCTTGAGTATCCGCGTCTAAATATTCAGCCAATCCTTCTTGTCTATTTAATATACGTTGCGTGATATCCTTATATTGACCAAGAATATCCAACATATATTTCATTACGTTGGTTTTGGATTGTGATGTAGCAAATTTATCACTAAAAGGAAAATATGTGTATACGTCTGTTAGTTTATTTCTAAATAAAATTCTATTGAGTTCACGTTTTAACTTACGAACCATAGCTCCACTTAGACTTTCACCACTTTCACGAAAATATTCTGATATTTGATTTGAATTAAACGCGCTCCATTGACTTATTAAACCTTCAAACTGAAGCTTTAAGTCATCCAACTCAGCAACATCAAATACTATTTCATATGGGTACTTAGAATCGATGGTATATCTATCACCGAGTCCTTTTTGACCCTTATTATAAGTTTGTTCTAAAAATGTTGGACTCTGCCAAGTGACACGTATTTTATGACTCATTTATTATCTCTTAAAATTCATTATTTTGTGTATCACCACCTGCATTATTACTTCCTCCACCACCAGGACGGATTCCTCCTGCTCCACCACTACCACCGGCCGTAGTACTCGTACCATTACTGTCTACCGCACCCGTAACTATTTGACGTATCATAGCTATTAAATCAAACGTTATAGATTCTGATTTTGTTTGTGTTTCAAAATTTTCTAATGTGGTACCCAATCTTACTATTAATTCTCTTGATCCCGTTGGTGGGATAATTACTGGATTGTTTTCATTTACCAGAGCAGTACTTCCGGACCGATATACTTGTAGCACATCACTAGATACCATAGGAACTACTTTTATGTAAAAATCTGAAGAGGAATTTGCAACAGTAATTGGTATGTCCGCTGGAATTGTGTTAGTATTCTTGATATACGTGACTGTCAAGTTATTTGTTACTAAATTTGTTGAGCCAGACGTTATACTAAATGCTCTGGTTACGTCTGTTTGTGTAATCGCCATAATTAGTCTCCCACCACTAAGTCATACGGTAATTGACTTACTGCTAACTTATTTTGATTAATATACATTTCATACTCTGTAGCGAGAGAACTACTTACAATTAGTGATAATGTTTGTGTAGTAAAACGTGTTTTATTTTCATTTAACAAATTTGTAACTTTTTCTTTTGCAATTACGTAGGCTTTATCTAATATTTCTTGACTTATGCCGTACACGCTTTCAAAGTTATATTGGTCGATTTGAGCTTCCATACCTTCTGGTAATTCTAATCCAATTGATTGCGATGTTAGTACACTATTATCCGCTGGAATCATTATACTTTCTGACTGATTAAATGCCTGCTTTAAGGCGTCTATGACCCAAACCGAATTAATCGATGGTAAAACAAACTCTGTCATTAACTCTTGCTGATTTGTATCAATTAATTTTAATTCTATTTCAGTACGTGACGTAGAAATTCTATTTACTTTCAACAATCTATCATCGTAACTTCCAATTTCATCTGCAAAAAAGTTAAGTGTAACCGAATATTGTCCTGACGGTAGATTTAAATCTTGAACTTTAGCAAAATCAATATACAATAATTTACGTAAACTATTATCGCTATATTGTAAAGTTTCAGTAAAAACCGACCCACTAATATTTTTTACGACATCAGAAAATATCAATGAGTTATCGGCTAAACTATATAAATTAACTTCAATATTGTTTTGCAACAATGCTTCAGAGAAATCCGCAGGGACTTCCATATCTAGCAAATCATCTTTCTTGTTTGCTATGACACGGGATACGTTATATCGGGTATACGAATCTGATAACTCTTGTAAATTAGTTTGATAATTTTCTTGTTCTGCCATTAGTCTAGCTCTTCAAAATTTTTATTTATTCTTGTCAACCACACATTATAGTCTAACTTTTCTTTATAAATTGGAGTGTAATACAAACTACGGTTGACTAATTCTTCTTCTGGTATTGTTACTGTTTGAACCGTTGCGGAATAATTTGTAAATATTGAGGCACTGTATCCTGATGCAGATACTTCAAACAAAGACAACGAAATATCAATTTGTTCTTTGTTAACTATATTTGCACTATCTGGATTAGTACTACTTGATAAAAATGTTATTGCCATAAACTATTCAACTTTAAATAGAGTGTCTGTATCAATTACTCTCGAATATTGTCCGCTTGCAACTTTCAATTTTAATTTATAAAATCTTCCTTTGTATAATGGTGATGTATCTAGCACTACATATGAACTAGTGGGGTCTGTGTCTATTTTACTATACTCATCGAATGGAACTATCGTTGTATTACTTTGTGCGTCTATAATTGAATAGTAAGATGACGACGGAAGATAATATTTGTTTTTATAACGTAAAGTTGAATCAAACGACCGCAATGGATATTGGTCACGGACAGTAAATGTCAACTTGTCTACGTCTCCCTTGGTATACGTTTGTCTTAGATTGCTCGGAACAACTTTTATATTTAAATTTGGAATAGTAGATAAGCTTCCAGTAGAAAATGTTTGATTGTCCCACGCAACCTCTAACGTGGGTTGGTGAATTGTATGAGTTTGTGTGGAAAATACTTTAATATTACCGCGATTCGTATAATCCGTTTCATCTGCTGTTGGGAACTGTACAGCCAATCCATAAAATGTATTTTGTAATGATTGACTGACTATAGGTCTTAAAATATTTGTAACATCTACCCTAATGTCTTGTAATGGATATGTTGTAAGAGAAACACTTTGGCTAGTTGAGCCAGTTAAAAAATCTCCGCCGGCATTACTCCACGACACCGTTGATGTACATTTTGTCCAAGTTGCCCCATCGCTTGCGTTTTGAACATTTTGATAAAAAACACCACTACCTTCGTCCCACGAACGAGATACTTGATATATTACAAGCTGTTGATTTCTATTTAAATCGCTTGCATTTGCTAATTTTAGATTTAAAAAATAACTTGCAGTTGCCGGCACACTAGCGGTTGTTGGTAAATCAAAATATATCAACGTTCTTGCTGACCCCGTTGCGTAAACGGTTGAGCTGGTAAAGTTTACGTCGGTATTGATAACCTTACCGATATCAAGTATTTCATCTAGTCCCGCGTTACTACTAGTAAACGCTTGATAAACTGTAGTGTCTTTACTGGCGGTTAATATTATTCTCATTGGGTAGCGTTTCCTATAATATCAGTTGTTGGATATTTCAACTCAAAGATACTTGGGTCGAGACTTGGATAGATAACCCCATTAATAGTTGCTTCATCAATATCGTATCGATAATTTTGGTATCCTACGCCATCTTGATATTGATATTTATTAAAAATACGAACATTTTTTACTGTTTGGACTCCTTCCACCAATCCAATATTGTAAGATAAATCTGCTAAAACAATTGGTTGGTTGATACTCCACTTACTTGTATTAAAGAAATCTTGAACAGTACCGATACTTCTTGCCAGTACGTCATTAACGTTGTAGTTTCTCAATACAGAAATGTCAAATTGTACTCCAATATTGATAATAAACGCATCGAGAATATTAACATCATCGGTTAACATTCTAAATTGTTCAAGATATCGTGCTAGGTTTTCTTTAACTAATGTATTTAGTGTTGTTAAATTTCCATTCGTATCGTACCCTAATGTATATAAGTTGATGACATTTGGACGTACTGGGTTATCTACATACACTCTATCATTAGTTGCTGCTAAAATTCTATTAATTTGTTCGTCACGTACCGCAAATGCCTTAGAAATTTTTCCAAATTTTGACGGTAATGCATATGAACGAACCGCATAGTCTTCCACCGTAACTACACGATTTTGTGCATTAAAAAATGCTAAAGCGTTTTGACGAATTTCATCAATCGACTCTCCGTCTCCGCCACCGGTAGCTGGTAAATCGTTATTAATTGTAATACTTTGTACCGATGCATTAAACGTACTAAGTTCTCCCGATGTATAATCAGTAGTATCGTTCAAAACTGTTATCTCTGCAACGCTGTTTATTGTATTTGATGGCGTATTTGTAGTTACTCCCCCACCTACCAAATATGTTACCGTTAGCGTTGTATTTGCCGGAGATATTCCGTATGCATTGCTATTAAGAAAATTTACATTATTGATGGATACGTTACCCAAAATATTTTCGATAGTGTTTCCATACTGAGAATTTGCTACTTGTCTAGAATCTAACGTGGTGTTGACTTCCGCTTCGTTGTCTGTTCCAGAACCAAATGCCAACTCCATTCTATTATTTCTATTAATTCTTGTTACAAATCTACGAGGAACTTTTCGAAGCCGTAATTTAGATGATGGTAAAGTTCCAGATTCACCGTTGTCGGTCACATCAACCTCATCCATAATAACGTCTTGTGCCAAATAATCAACTTCGTACCACGTATTTCCATTAGAATCGACCACACTTTCAATGCCAATAATAGATTCTTCCGGCATCAATACGGAAGTAAATCGTTGTGGGCTTCCAAACGAGAATGTGGTAGTTCTTTCTTCCGCAGATATTAATCGCGCTGATTTGCTGATAATAAATGTTGATGGATTACCGCTAGAAAAAGTGTTTACAATGTAATCTTCTGCGGTAATATCAGAAAAGTCTACATCTTCACCCAATCTAAATTGCACCGAAGTTTGTCCCGTGGATACAAACGTACTACCCTTTCCTACTTTTACAAGGTATTTTGGGTCAGGAACATAAACTCCATTGTCAACTATCGCCGGTGCTAATTGATATAATGTTGCTGTAGTCGTAGACGGTGATACCAACTTTGGCTTGTATCCGAGAAATTGCGCAATGGAAATAACATTTTCTTGTTGTTCGGCATATGCCAACAAGTTTTCTTTAAATTGATTATCAATATAAAACGAAAGGACATCACCTACATATGATGCCATTTCAATAAACATCATACCTGGCGACGTTTCATTAAAATCAGAATATGAATTTGGGTAATACGCCTTTGCAAATTCTATAAGATTTTGTCTAAAGTCAGTAAATGTTTTAGCAATATAGTTGATTTGCTTTACATTTGGCCGTGGTTGTATATTTACCGGTTGGTTCGTTGCCATTTAAAACTCCAAATTAATTAATTCTTCTTATGCGACGAGCATTTTTTACTTGATTATTTACTCGGTCAACTTCGGTTTGGGTTGTTACGGGTTCCGTAGGAAATGCTACTGCTGGTGCTCCAAGTGCAGTTGTTAATATACTTATCTCATCTGTTACATTAGGATTGTTTCTAAACCTATAAGTACATTTTATATTAATAATATTTTCACCATCTGTTTGCGTAATTTCAAAATTAGTTAAATCAATAAACGGTAACCATCTGTCTACTGCGTCGGCCACCGCCAATCTAGCATTTTCCAACGTCTCTTCGGTTAATGGCTCAAATAATATTTTCCACAAATCACATCCCAACTCTGGTTGTCCAACACGCTCTCCTTTCTTTGTAAGAATTAAATTCTTAAAGTTAGAACGAACTTGTTGGATGACCGTAGTGGATTGGTCAAACATTCCAGTTTGTCCCAATCTAATTGGTAATGTAATTCCGATGAACTTTTGGGCCATATTACTTGCTTAATCCCATAGCTTTCATAACTTGGGAATAATCACGATTAATTGCCTGAACCGCTGGATTATCTTCCGACATTCCTTTTGGTAAATTTGGCATAATCTTATCGGTGGTTGCGATAATAGTGTCTCCGTGGCGTTCTAATCCCATCATTTCAGCTAATTGGGACCGTGAAAGTTTTGATTTTGTGGTTGCAACGGTTTCACTATTTGGTTGCGCTTTCTTGATTTCTACAATAGCTTCCCCAAGAACTTCTGGAAGAATCTTCTTTACCGCTTTTTCTACAGATTCTTCAATTTGTTCCTTGACTAATTCTTTAACATACGCTCTGAATAGTGCTTTATCCATAGGTTTACCTCTATTGGTTATTAAATCTTCCAAGAACCGTATTTTGTGTTCCTTGGTTTTTCAGTGATTGTCTATACTTAAAAGGATTTTCTTGTTTTTTTAGTTCTGCGTTGAGTGCTTTAATCGATGCTTG